AACCGAATGAGCCTTGCAAAAACCATCGTTGAACTAGCAAAAAAAGAAGTTGGCGTTGAGGAGATCAACGGAAGCAACTGTGGACCTCGTGTGAATGAATACAAGGCCGCAACCAACCTGCCATCAACCGAGGCTTGGCCGTGGTGCGCTGCATTTGTCTGCTGGTTGGTCCGAGAGGCCATGACCAAGGAGGGCGGCGCATACACCTTTGCTCGACCTAAAACGGCTGGCGCGTGGGACTTTGAAAACTGGAGTTTGAAGCAGGACAGCAGCACCGAAACGATGCGCGGTCCCGGTTCTGATATTCAGCCCGGCGACATCGTGATCTTCAAGTTTTCCCACATTGGCGTTTGCGTGCGAGGACCAGAGGCTGGTCGCATTCGCACAATCGAGGGAAATACCGACGCAGCGGGTTCGCGTGAGGGCGGCGGCGTGTTTGAGAAGTCTCGTTCTTTGGACAGCATCAAAACCCGCATCAGGTTGCATGTGTAACAAATCAAAATGAGGAATACGCTCACAGGCGAAATTCCGCGCCACCTTTACGTCTGGGTGGATTCGCGACACACCCACAAAAAACCGTGCGGCTACATCCCCGCTGTCTGGTATGGGCTGGTTTGTTATCCGGGTCGCGTTTGGGGTTGCACCGTGATGCTTGAATCGGGTGCGATCTACCGCAACATTCCCGCTCACGCTATTGCGTTCAGCAGTAAGCCGCAAGGAAAATGGACGGAACGCGATGCTCAGACATGGGATTGCTACGGATGGGATTGGTCGGCAACGGAATACACCTTCTTGCGAGGGCTGGAGTGTAAGGTCATGGCAAACCGCAAGCAACATATAGGGGAGTATCTATTCTCCGTGTCGCCAGTGGGTGACGGTTTTTCAGCCTATCCTGAGCAAGCCAAAGAGTTCAGTTTTGTGCGGCTCGACAGCGACCATCTTACAGTGCAGCCAACAAACCACGTAGTTTTCCGGGAACGTAGTTTCACCGACAACAAATTGGAATTTCCTTCACCTCTGAAACGACAGACGGAGATCTGGACGGCGGAATGAAGCGACTCGATTGTAATTAAAGCAATGGAGCAAGAAAACAAAAGCAACTCAGAAGCAGAGGCGTTAGGCTCCGGAGGATACGGGCACCTCAACGCTCGGGAAATGCGCCAGCGGATGAACCATTTTCTGTCAGGCCGAGGGCAAAGCACAGATGCTAAAAACGACTGGCGCAAAGTGCCCTACAAAATTTCTCAAAAAAAATCTGGACATCCACCGCACAAATAGAGTCCACGCCAATCACCGATGACTACTTCATCTTCAGAGCAGGCCGAAACTGCCGCTCAAACTCCGCCTCCAGCAAATCCACCGGCACCATCCCCGGTGGAACAGAGTGGCGGATTGCCACCACTAACCGACACCCCGCTTGAGAAGCTGGACGAGATGATCGCCCGGCTTGGCATGGACGGGCCGACACAGGGGAAAACCCCGCCACACGCAGAACCAGAACCCACCGATGAACCGGATCAAACGGAAGGCGAAAAGCCTCCGTACGAAACGGAAAGATCACGGGTTCTCCCGAATCGCGTAACCACCGCGCAGTTCTCCGACATCGAACAAGAGGCTATCGCCCTTGGCAAGATTCTCAGAGACGCTGGCGAAGATGTTCCGACGCTGAAGGAGCGCATTGAGCTTGTCGAACAGCGACAAGCTGAAGCCATCAGGGCCAACCCACCACCGCCGGATCCGGACACGGAACTTGCGGAGATTGAGGCCGAACTGGCTGAAGCGACTGCGAGTGAAGATGAACTGGCGAGATCACTTGGAGTGGACGAACTTCTCTCCAAGCAAAAGAGGATCAGCGAACTAGCTGCCTTGAAAAGGCAAATCACCGACGCAATGGCGCAAGCCCAAGCTGACGGCGAGGCGAATTTCAGGGCCGAAAGGTTGCAAGCAATCGACCAAGCCAAGGGAATGTTCCCTGATTCCAAAAATCCGGAAACGGAACTGGGTCAGGAAATCCAAGGCTTGATAAGCGAGATCCGAGAAACGCCAAACCATCCAAATCGTGCCGTGCTCTCCACCAAAGACGCACCCTTGTTTGTTGCCCAAACGGCAGCAGCCCGAGTCGCCCATAGGCGAGCCTCGGAAAGGGGTACGACTGTTGCCTTGGAACTATCCGCACTCATGGACTCCGCTCCCGCGTATCGGGAAGCGGCAGCACCGCAGCAGGGGCAGAGGAAGGTAACGCCCGCCGGGGGAGCAGCAAGCGCACCGTTTGCCAATGCTTCGGCAAAAAAAGCCCTCGACCTTAGTTCACCTGACAGCTTCAATCTGGCAACCATTGAGTCAATTTTACCGACACATCGGAGCACCGGATACGTCCTGCGTCACTAGGCAAAGCGACAGCAGCAGGAGACTTGGGATTTAGGCAAACCAACCAACCAACCAACCAACCAACTAGAAACTTACTTATGAAAAACAAACTTCATCTCAGTCTCGCGTTAGCGGTTGCTTCGGCGCTCTCGGTCATTTCTTGGCCGGTCGCTTTTGCAGTTGCTTTCGCATCATTCGTGACGCCCGTTCTCGGAGCGTCTTACCCCGCAATTAACGCCACTACCAAGGCCAACCTAACCGATCAGGATGCAAAGATCGAAGAGGAACTGTGGAGCCGCAAGGTTGTCCTTGGTGCCGAAGCTATGTATGGAGAAAACCCGTTTGCAGACGGGTTTATGGGTGAGGGCGACGGCGGAAAGGCCATCGTCAAGATCACCGACACTGAAAAAATCGCTGGCAACACCATCAACATCACCACGTATGGTGGATTCGGCGGTCCCGGCTCCCAAGGCTCGGCTGATCGTATCGGCAACGAGCAGAAGATCCAAGCATCCGTGTTCCAAGTGAAGATCGGACGCCAGTGGTTCGGTGTGGGCTTCCAGTCCATCGCCCGCGACGAAACCATGATCGGCGGTCGCCTCGACTCCATGATCGTGGACGGCCTGCGCCAGTTGCACGCCCAGAAACGCAACGACGACATGATTCGTCTGATGATCGAAAAGGCTGACGCTACCGCCCGCAACAATGCGTTTACGGCGGCTGGCCCCAGCACTGTCGCCACCATTAAGACGGCGCACTACGTCGATACTCCGACCATCACCACCGTCCGCAACAAGCTCTCCGGCATCGGGGCGCTTCCAATGGCGCTCGGCCCGAAAGATAGCGGCGGCTCGCGCACTGAAAAATACATGTTCTTTGGCACCCATCATGGCTTGAGCCATTTGGACTACGAGAGCGCGTATCTTCAGGCTCAGTCTTACGCTGGCGTTCGCGGCACCGAAAACCCAATCTTCAAGGGGAACTACTCCGAGTGGAGCGGCATCGGTCTTTACCGCTGGTTCCAGAAAGATCACGGCAACGCCGGTCCCATCGGATCGCTTCTCTCGCCTCGCACCTACTTGGCGGCGAACCTTCCAACCCTGACGTGGGGCAGTGGCAGCACATGGGCGAACCGCTCCGGCGTCGCCTTCACGAACACCACTGCTACGGCTCGTTACTATGACGCTACCGGCACCGCCACAACGGCAACCGGGGTGGCAATCGGCGGAGGCTACGGCATCAACGCCGCGGCCCTCAGTCCGTATCCCGAGTTCACGCGCTACTTCTCCAACGCGCCTTGGACCTATCACAACGGCAACACCATTGCCGCGGGATCCAGTGCCCGCTACGTGATGATCATCGGTCAGTCTGGTGCGAACAACGGAAAATACGGCATCTTCCAGTATGCTGCAAACTCCGGACGCAACATCCTGCTCACCAACGGCATCTCGACCGGCCTCACCGGGGAAACCACGGACGGCCAGTTTCTTGCTGGCGATCTCGTTGTGGAGTGCAATGTTCTCGGCGTGCCGGTTGGCCGCTCCATCGCCTTTGGGCGGGAAGCGATCATCTGCGGCGTCGGCTCCATCAACGGTTCCCGCATCTCCCCGCAGATGGGACGGCGCACCGAGGAGCACCGCAACCATGATCTCGACCACGCCATCGGCGCGGAAGCGGTCTGGGGTGCAGCCCTCATCGAGCGTTCGGACGGCGTTTGCCCCGGCTTCGTCGTTGTCAACAGCGCGATCCCGATTGACGGTGCGCCTGTCGTAACGTAATCAAAACCAACTCTGAGCCGCGGGAGGCAACTCCTCCCGCGGCCCAGCTTTTATCTATGAAAATCCAGATCACCCTCTGTCTGTATCACTCGCCCCGTCCGTCCATGCCCTCGCTTCAGGGCCGGAGCGGAAAGATTTACTGCCGGGCCGTGTACAACGAGAAGACGCAGCGGCACGAAACGCCGCCGTTTGATCTGGACGAATGGCACAACACGATCCTGCCCGACATCTCCAAGCTGACCGGGCGCGAACTCCCGCAATGGCTCCCTGCGGTAGTAGTCACAGAGTCTGCTGCTGGCGAGCATACCGCCCGGCTGGAAGGCGAACTTGCCGCAGCCCACGCCGAGATCAAGCGCCTTGCGGTGGCTGAGACGCCGCTGGCTCCGGTAGTCCGAGCGGAAGACCCGTTCAGCACGCTGCCAACGAATCCGGGTTCCCTTGCCCCTAAAGGCGTGCGTGAGCTTCGGGCGATGTGCAAGGAGCGCGGCATCACCATCCCCACGTCCGCCACCAAGGATGACCTGCTTCGGATGCTCGAAACGCCGGAACTGGCCCCGGCATAAGGGCCACAATTTTTTGAGACTGAACGGCGACGGAGCTTTGCAGGCGCTGTCGCCGTTCTCACTGTAAACACCGACCATGACCGTCCAAACTTTAGCTATTGAACTGCTGCGGGACTTCGGGATTACCACCCTGACCCCGGCTGACTCTGCGGACAACGTGAGCACTCGCGGTCCAAGCACCGGGGATCTTCAAGCGGTTATCAACGCGCTCAACGAAGCGAACATCGAAATCTGGGGAGAGGCACCGTCCAACCTGTTCAGGAAGAACTTCGGATACTATCTCCACGCCCCGACCACTGTTTCCGTAGCGGTCACACAATTCTCAACAGCGGCAACCATCACCACATGGTCGGGATGGATGGAAGGATGCACCATCCGAATTAGCGGCGACTCGGCTGACAACGAAATTGCTTACCAGAACGTGCTTGTCCGCCCCTATATGGGAGGAACCGGCACAGTGAGCGCAGTCGTCTATGCGGATTGCATCCCATTCACGGATGCGGTTGTTACCGGCAGCGACGTAATCGGCTCCGTGTTTGCGCCCGTGCGACTTCCCGGATACGGGGATCTGTCTCATTGTGCCGACCGACAAACATTCCTTCAGGAGTGCGGATTAGTGGATGTTGTGACCCCACACACCCGGCCCGCCGGATTTCTCCAGAGCAACACCTTCAACAAGCAGATCGCCACCCCGTCGAGCTACTTTGTGGACACAAGCAACCGGCAGAACGAAGCCTACACCATGTATCTGCGCGTAAACCCGATGCCGTCTTTGGCCGTGCCAATCACATGGGAGGCGTCTATCGGACCGCCTACATGGACAACCGCCGACATCGACAACGGGGATCACACGACCGATCCGAACACGTCCATTTACCTTCCGTTTCCGCTCATGTATCTCAAGCGAGTTGCCCGCAGGATCATCGCGGCGGATGGTCGGTTCAACAATCTGAGCGGTAAAGAATTGATTGTGAAGCACGCCGAGGAAGCGGTTGCTTCGCTAGGCGATCTGCGGCCTGACACCAAAAGCGGCAACGCCCAGAACCCGAACAACAGTTTCCGTGGCACAAACCGAGGCAGGAGGCTGTTTCGATGAACTACGGCGGCTCTCGGGATCTTGGAGCAGGCAAGCCGCAAGACCGGCTGACTCGACCGCACACGCAATTCCCTACAGAAAACGTGGAGGATCTGATGATGGTGGAGGATGTCCTCGTGGACTCCAGCTACACCCCGATCTACATTGGCACCCCACGGAAAGGATTTACCAATCTCCGGCTCTTAGTGGAGAAGGAGATTGAGGGGACAGGGACTCAGCAGTGGGTGCGACGTATCTGGGCGACAACAACGCGCACCGGACAGGAAGCATACAACATTTCCAAGAAGTACACCTCCGAAGCATCGACTGCTCCGATCTTCATCCGAAATTACGTTTCCGCGACCGACACCCCGCTGACCGAGGGGACGACGTTAAAAGTCGTCACCGGCCTGACCGTAACCTCCGCCGGGAGCGGCTACTCCACTGCACCGACGCTCGCTTTCAGCGGCGGAAACGGCACTGGCGCTGCGGGAAAGGTTCAAATTCGCGACGGATCCATTGTCGGCGTTCTACTGACCAACGGCGGATCCGGATACACGGTCGCTCCGACAGTCACCGTAAGCCACGGGAACGGGACTGTAACTGCGGCAATTCAGTCGCAGTCCGCTTATCTAATAAAGCAGGAGTCCAAACCAAGTGAAGGGGATTTAGGAAATTTGTTCTTTGACATCACTCGCGTTTGGATGGAGTTGCCCGGCCCGTTGGTTTCAAACTCCCGATACGATGAGAGGTTTGGGGCAATTAAGATTCAACGCAAAACAGTGTTGGCGAATCCCAGCACGCAGGTCGCTACCCTTACGGCCACGGTTAAAACAACCTTTGAGGCGCTAGACGAATCCTCTGTAATTTGCACGCAAATCGAAGAGACCAACAGCGACGGAACGGGCAGCGCAGGAAATCCAGCCTACCCAATTCAGATCAATGATTTCTACGACAACGAACGCGGAGCCGTGGACCAACAAGTGCAACTTGTTGCTGACACCACTAGCCCCGGAGGCTTAACCGTTGTTGGCACTACCGTAACCGACATTCGTTACGAAGCCGTAACTCAATTTCACCGGAAAAAAACCACCGAAACATGGACGGTGCCTGCGCCATTAAGAACGGCAGATGATTACGATATTCAACGCGGAGCAGTTCAAACTACGTTGCAAATCATTGCTGGTAGTAGTGTTGAAGCAACGCTGACGGCATCTTCAAATGTAGTTACAGAGACTACATACAGACCGCTCAACAACGTGCTGCTTGAGAAGAAAGTGCAGACGTTTGCTTATCCCGGCCCCGAAATTATTTCTGAACCTGAGATTGACCGCGATGGGTCGGTGTTTACGATCAAACGCCAACTTGATGTTGCTTCCAATATCACCGAAGGAGAAACTATTGATGGCGGGTTGAAAATTATTACGAGCGAACCATACAGCGGACAAAACACAGGACCGTTGCGATACAAAATTACCAAGACTCGTGCGCTACCCGGAGCGGAATTTACTCGCGCTGAAGTGGACGGAGAAACAGGTGCGCCTGTTAGCATTAAAATGCAAATTATTGCAACCCCTTCCTTTCCAATTGCCCAAACAGCCGGAACTGAAATTTCCTATCAACCAATTTCATCCGTTCACGGCACCAAGATCACCACTTCTTTTGGTGGTGATGCGAGTTCCATTTCGGTAGTAGATTACCCAACCGGCAGTATGAGCGCACCACCGCTAATTTACGGTGCTGCTCTAAACAGCGCCGTATCTCGCGACGGAACTCCGAGTGTAAACATTGTTTGGAACAAACGAACCGGAAAAACGCGTGAAGTAAAAATGACACGAACCAAAACTTATGGTTCACAAACAGAAATGCAGGCGGCGCAAAGTTTCATAACACTAGAAAACCCCGGTGTTATTGACCTAATTCAAGATTTCTTTTTTATTCCAGCCATTAGAGAAACAGGAGTATTAACCAATGCGGTAAGCCACGCGTTTACCACCGGAACGGAAAACCCTAAATGGCCTTGGATCAATGAAACTATTGCGTGGGGCGACACTGAGCCGTCAGCATCCGGTTATGCCGGAAGATTTGTGACGCTTTCCGCCGATGTTGAATACTGGAAATATAACCTTTGGCGAATGACTAAGATTCAAGCAACGACGTTCTAATGGAAGACCTTAATGCTACAATAGAGCAAATCCGCAAGGTTGTTCCAACTAGATCGCCAGACGCAAACGCAACGCCTGATAGCAATTCTAATGACCGAACCCCAGACGCCGGGCTGGACATACCGGCAAGACTTAAGCTGCATCCTTTTGAGGTATATATCGATGGATATACTTCAAGCGCACTAACTTCTATTTACGCTTACGTTCGGCGCGGTTGGATATTCCTCGACGAAGGCAACCTTACGCTGACCGCGCCGATCACGGATATTGACAACAAAATGACTTTGACTAGCGGTGATTGGGTTTGGTTGGAAATGACTTTTAGTTTTGCCGGAAATCTTACCGCAGGCCCAGAGCTAAAATGGGGCGCGAGTTGGGGAAACTCAATGCACACCAACACTGCTGGAGTAAGCAATATCTGGAGGCAACCTATTGCGTACGTTCGTGCGGTTCAAACTAATAAAAGCGTGGTCAACGCAATGGAGAATGCGCCGTTCCCCGATCCGGGCGATTTTCCAGACTTTAAACCAAGTCTTCGTATCGACCAGCTTACCAATACGCATTTGCAAAAAGCTCGCAAAGCAACGTCTGCCGGAGATTTGATTTGGGGGCTGGTGCCGAATTGGGCGTGGACGGCAGGCACCGGACCTACCGGTCCCACCGGACCTACCGGTCCCACCGGACCTACCGGTCCCACCGGACCTACCGGTCCCACCGGACCTACCGGCGAATGCTATTGCTATTATTAAAATAATGCGAACACACATAATCAACCCAACCGTAACCATCATTATGGAAACCATCGGGCGCGACACCATCGCCCGCGCTATCCGCTCGTTTATAGATCAAAATTACCAGTTTGCGCGGTTGCTCATAATCAACCGACATCCGACGCCGCTTCAGTTGCTCAACATCCCGGACTCGCACCGACTTCGCATCGAAGTAGTCAACGACGAGGACGTTTACACACGCCCGGTCTATCAGCATATCGTGAACATGAAAATGGTGCGAACTGATTGCTGGACAATTTTGGACGACGACGATTGGATTGATCCGCATCACATAACGCAAATGGTAGCGGCATGGAACAACGTAAACGAGCGCAACGAATTGCCGTTACAGGTCTGTGGACAAAATTACATCATGCACTACGAGGATGATGTGACTAAGGAGCTAACCTGCTGCGGATGGGCAACTTCGCTTTTCGAGCGACTCACCCCGGCTGAAGTTGATTGGTGCTACAAAAACTTTCCGGCAGACACAGTGCTTGCTTCCGATAGTTGGATTGCCTCCAATTCATACTTTGACAAGCGAAAATTCCAAGGCACCCATTCTTATCATTGGAATCGCATCGGCCACGATCATCTTTCCAAGCACGAAACCATAAATCACCATACCCCAACAGGAAACATGGAGTCGCACTTGAATTTCTGGCGTATCAAACTTGCCTCCCGCAGCAAACCGCTGCTCCCGGTAAACCTATACCCACCGCCTTTCTGAGGCATTCAAAAATTGAACTGTTCTTGACATCGTAACCGCAAAAACCAAACTCCTCACATGCCTAACGAATTTACATTTTCTGGGACATTTCAATTTTTGAAATCGCTCGCTCGGGTTACTGCCTCCGCAACGACACAAAAGACTATTAGCGGCTCGCAATGCAGCGACAGCACTCAGAGCATCGGCACAACCTTTGAGGCGCTGGTCTTTGGCGACATCGGCAACACTCCCGGCGTTTTCATGCTGCAAAACCTCGACACCACGAATTTCGTAGATATTTCAAGCGACAACGGCGCAACCTATTGCATGAGACTGGCGGCGGGCAGCAGCAGCATCGGCGGCGGCATTGCGTTGGTGCCAAACAATGCGATTACGACGTGGGGTGCTCGGGCCGGAACCGCACTTGGCAACTCGTGCATTGTTTCCGTCCGCGCCGTTGCGCCCTGACTGCACGTTTTTTTGTGGCGCATCAACTTGCGCCCCGCGTTGAAACGCTGCTCCAAATGGATTTCAAATTCCCCTCCCTCTCTCCGCACCCAAAACATTGAACCAAAACTTTTTTGGTAAAAACGGCTTGACGCCCGCGGGGTCACGGTCAATGCTGGCGGAGCAATAAATCAACCAACCAACCAGCCATCATATTATGTTTGAAAAAAAGACAGTATATCACTCGGAACTCGTCAAGGAGAGTCCGGTAACGGTCGAGATGACCAGCGACGTTCTTGAAAGCAAATTCAAAAAGGGCACGTATTACGTGTGCTTCAAGCACGACGGGAACGAGCATCAACTCACCCTCGAAAACCAAGCCTGTGAGGACGCCCTGCGCGATTTGAAGGGGCAGTTTGCCACCATCACCGCTACCGGATCTCGGGACAACGCAGCCCTCGATGTCGTTATGGCAGAAAGCCCGCAAGGACATCAGAAACCTGCGCCCCGACAGTCTGCTCCTTCCGCTCAAAGTGGTAGGGCACCGGTTCGTGCAACAAGCACTGCCGGAACGGACGATCTGGCTGGTCTGGCTCGGTTTAAGCGGAAACTGATGCAGAAATGCGTCGGCCTCGCCACGATCCGTAGGGCAGTTGAGGCGTTTGAGCAGAACACCGGGGAATTGACGCCCGCCGAGAGGCAGGCCATCACAAGCACGCTGTTCATAGCGTGCGACCGGGACGGTGGATTTGATTCCCTACCAGCGGCATACCAAAAAGGAACCGGGGCCGCGCTTCCGCCCGCCCGCTCTAAACCCGCCGCACCGCTGCCACAGTTCGATCAGGAATCTGCGGAAGACGATGACATTCCGTATTGAAATGGAGCTATCTGCTTAAAACCCCAATGATCACCACGCTCCAAGCCCAAGCCCTTAAAGGGCAGTCTTTCACGCACCAACTCAGCCAGTGCGTCATTATCAACGGTCGGAACTTTGCCGGTAAAACCTCTCGCATGGACGCGATACGTCTGGCGTTATGCGGCAAACTCCCTGAACTCGGAGGCCGCGCAAAGGATGCGTTTGAATTGGCTGAAGGTTCAAGCATGTCTGTCGGCATCGAACTCGAAACCGGAGCAAAGATTTCGCGACGGTTCTGGCTCGAAAAAGACAGCGTAAAGTCATCGGTCGAGAGCGATTTTGACGCAGATGAACTTGCCGTTGTAGAGTCCACGCCATTGTTCAACACCAGCGACTACTTTGCGCTCACCGACGCGGAGAAGATCCAGTTTGTGTTCCGCAACTGCCCGATACCCAGCACCGTCACCCAGAGTGGCGTTGTGGCCCGCCTTCAAGCACTAAAGATTGGCGAGCATACCGAGGAGATCGAGGCTTCCAAGCAGGAGTGGATCAGCGTGTGCAGAAACAAACTGAACGACCCGGTGGTTGGGATTAACGCCCTGACCGACAAGGACACCGGAGATCTTGCGCTCGGGTTTACAAAATGGAACCGCCGGGCTAAAGACTCCGCAGGTGCCGTGCGGATTCTGACCGAACTAAAGCTCCGCGAGGGCGAGTGCAGCGCCGAGACGCTGACTGGGCTGGATCGGCGCATTGCTGTCGTTTCCGTAGAGCATGAGCAGGTCGTTCGTGAGCACGCCGCACTTGCGGCCACCGCCAAGCAGTCCGCCTCCACCAACGATCTGAGGAGCCGCCTAGCCGCTACCGTGAACACTCCTGCCCGAAACTGGCAGAGGGAGATCGGAGAACTGGCGGAAAAAGAAAAAGAACTGAGCATTGCCGCTGGTGACAACGCCGGACTTGTTCCGCCATCCGACACCATCGCCAAAAAGAGCTACGAGGAGGCGATAAAGATTAAAAAGGAGATGGACACTTCCTCCGAGGCACTCCACGCCGCTGAAATTGAACTCGGGAAATTGACCGGGATCGAGTGCTGCCCGTTTTGCAAGAGCAAGGGCAAAGGGTGGAAAACAATTCTTGAGGAGCACTGGAACAAAACCATCTCTGCGGCCACCGAGCGCAAGCAAACTGCGACCGACGCTTACAAAGCCATCAAGAGTCAGTACGATCAACAGAACGCCGCCTACATTGAGGCGATGAACAAGTTTAAGCGAGAAGTTGCAGCGCAACGTCCGCTCTCCGCTGTTCGCGAGCAAATCCGGTCACTAGAAACTGGATGGAAGATGGACCTTGAAACAAGGGCTGCGGCCAACGTATCGCTGCTAGACCTGCAAGGAGGAAACGAGTCCGTGGATCCAGAGAGTGTCCACGCTGCTGGGGAACGCCTCAAACTCTTGCACGCCGAACTTGTTTCCCTGCGAAAACAGCGAGACACAGCCAAGGATCTTCAGCAGGATCTCGCTCGGGCCGCACAAGCCGCGCTGGAGCACACATCCGCAGCCGCGCACGTCGCCTGCATCAAGGCCATCGGCAAGGAGATCAAAACCGTCCAACAAGAGATCATTGACGCCGCGTTTGGCGGGATGATGACGGTGGCAAACAAGGTGGCCGGGGACGCGCTGCTCACTCCGCTCGCCTACCACGACGGCCAGATCGGGCGATGGAAGGACGCGAAGTTTATCACCCGCTCCACCTTCAGCGGCACCGAAAAGGCACTGTGCGACATAGGGATCGCCGCCGCTCTCAGTGCCAAGTTTCCGCTGAAGATTGTGCTGCTGGACGAACTGGCACGCATCGACGCGGCCAACACCAAGATCGTGCTGGAGGATCTGCGGAAGTGCGTCGAGGAGGGGATTCTGGATCAGGTGATCGCCATTGACGTGCGCGACACCACTTACGAAGGCTGGCAACAGATCGCGCTATGAGCGAACAACCCGAACTTCCGCTCGGAGAACCGGACGGAAACATCGTGGACGGAGTAAGGGCGATGATTGTGGTGGCCCGCCAACTCGGCAAGATGAACGACTCCGAGAGCGCGGTGCTATTCCTGATTGAATCCCTCTGGGCAGACAGGATCGCAATCACCCAACTGGAGATCGCCAGCAGCCACAAGTGGATGGAATGTCACAAGAAAGAGGAGCACCTTCTTTCAAGCACCACGGAAACCACGGTGCGCCAAGTGAGACAGGTTATTCGCAACCTCAGAATCAATCACAAGATACCAATCTTGTCGGACACGAACGGGTATTTCCTTCCTTCTGAAATAGGTGAGGCCCAAGAGTATATCGAGCGAACCGAGCGGGAGGCCAGATCTCGCGCCGCATCGAGCATCGAGACCTACCGCGTGATGAAGAAAACGCTAGGGATCAGCAGCAATTTCTTCGATAAGATGGACGACGAAGGAGGGGAAGCATGAACTCCACCGAGCAACAAATCGCCGTCATCAACTGCGATTCTCCCCAAATCGCCGTCATCGCTGGTCCCGGCAGCGGGAAGACCGCCACGCTGGTCGAGCGCATCCGTCACCGGGGAACGCCAGCCAAGGAGATCGTCTGCATCACCTTCACCAACACCGGGGCCAATGAGATGAGGAAAAGGCTGCTGCCGATCCAGCCACGGTTCGTCGGCACTATCCACAGGTTTATGTTCGGTCTGCTCCAGAAGCACGGCCACATGATCGGCTACCGCCGAGGCGGGATTGGGCTGGTGGACGAGGACACCAGAGCCCGAATGCTGCTATCCATCCGCAACGAGATGGGCTTTAAGAAGCTCAGTGAGAAGAAGCTGATGGAGAAGGACGGGCTGGACGCGCAACAGATTTGGGCGGAATACGGCTTCCGCATCAAGCGCGAGAACATGATCGACTACGACACGATCCTGACGCACGGCCTGCGCTTGCTTGCCAACGAGGTTGTGCGGGACGAATGGGCCATCACCGACCTTTATGTGGACGAGGTTCAGGACTCCGGGGACATCGACTGGCAGATCATCCAAAAGTTTCCAGCCCAGAACACGTTCCTTGTGGGGGATCCTGACCAAAGCATTTTCAGCTTTCGCGGCGGACGCCCCGCGCTGTTCGTCGCCCACGCAGACAACCCCGGCACCACGATTCTAACCTTGGAAGATTGCTTCCGGTGTAATCTGGAGATTGCGGACGCGGCCAACAAATTGATCTCGCACAACACCCATCGCATTGAGAAATGGATTCGTCCCGTGTCTTCTCTTGCGGGCATTGTCTCGGTCAACTTCAAGCAGAATCCCCACGCCGAACACCGCTGGCTGCTCAACGCCATATCAGACGACATCGCCACCGGGACTCCGCCCTCCGAAATCGCCGTGCTCGCCCGAATGAACTGGCTGGTCAACGATGCTCGGGATGTCCTGCGCGATGCGGGTATTCCAATCCACGAGCCTCCGCGCATACCCAACTTGAAGGAATGGAGCGCCACCCTTGCGTTGATTGGTCTGTTAGTCGATTCGGAATCCACGATTCTGACGGAGAAGTATCTGCTGCTTACCAAGCACGAACACGAAGTGAACGCCATGAAGGGCCGCGCTCTCGCAGCTAAGTCCACGCTTCCCGAGGTAGCCAAGATCGTTCCGCACGGCTTCTCCGTCACTCCCGAGACCGTGCCGCAGTTCCTCTCCATGAAAGGCATTGGGACAGAAACCATTGAAACCGTGCAGGGAAGGCTCATTGAAAGCCAACCCGCCACAGTGGCCGACCTGCTGCATGATCTGTGGAACCGGGACCAGTGGGAGGAGCACCGCGGCGGTGGAGTCACCGTCGCCACAGCGCACGGCAGCAAGGGTCGCGAATACGATGCGGTGTTTGTGATCGGCATGGAGGAGGGAATCTTTCCAATGCTGCGGAAGGACACCGACATTGAGGAGGAGCGCCGTCTCGCGTTCGTTGCCTTTACCCGCGCCCGCATGAGGCTCCGCATTTCGGCGTCGATGTTCCGAAAGCCTTTGTTTGGATCCCCGAAACCATTTGTTCCGAGCCGATTCATCGCGGAGGCTGGGCTATGACCCGCTACACCATCACTTGCATCGGTCCCGCCGGGGCGAAGAAACGACTGCGGTTGGTGCTCGGCATCACCGGAGTTGAAGGCATCCGCATCGAGGAATGCGACGAGTCCGCCGTTCCGCGTCCTGCATCCAAGAAAAACAACCTTCCCACCACGCCGTGTTCGCTTGCTGTTGCCGCGTTGTTCCGGCGTAAGCCGACCACTCCGTGGATGGACGACGAGATCCGTGCGCTCAAAGACGCGATCAAAGCTGGCATGGACGCGGAAAGCGTGGCCGAAGTCTCCGAGTTCTACAAAGTCGAGCGGAAGAAGGAGCCGAATTTCTGCCGAACTTCGATCCTGACCTTGTGCCGCCACTTCCCCGGCGAACTGGACAAAGCGAGGGAATGGGCGGACAGGCGCAAGCGGAAAGACGCCGTTTGGAACCCGGCCACCGCGCCCGCCTCCGCGAGCAAGCCTACACAGGAGCAACTGGAGGAGGACGCCCGTGCAAGAGCCGAAGTGAAGCGGATCGCCGCTGAGTTTCGCGCAAGGGGAGGCAGAGCCGAATGAGCAGCATCGACCCGACACGCAGGTCGCTGCACGACGCCGTGCTCGCCGCCAACGCCGCGTGCTTCTTGTTGAGCCGCTCCGATGCGCCGTTTGCACGCGTGCTGCTTCGCGAGGCGCAGGAAGGCACGGCCAAGCTGCGTAACTGCCGGGATATGCTGGCGGCAGCACTCCTTGAGGTAGGAAAAAGCACCACCAAGACAACACAAACTGATGAGCAGCCTTCGTGACCCAAACATTCCGCTTCCGCAGCATATTCTGCTCGCCATGCACCGCAAACCTGCTCTACAATCTCCCCCTAATGTCGGAGTCCATCGAAATCCTGATACCGGGTCGATTACCAAGCTGGAACGCGCTCCTTGCGTTAGGGCATTGGGAGCGGGCGAAGCTAAAGAAGTCGATTCAAGCCGAGTTCTTGTCTGCGTTACGAGCGTGCGAAAGCGATTGCTCGACGAAGACAACCTCGCGGAGAAATACCATGTGGACTGCTGCCGATACGCTGGACTCCTACATTCAGACGAGCCGGGTCAAACGAAAATTGAAGTTAGCCAGCGCAAAACCGAGGCGGGCGAAACGGAACACACTAAAATTAAAATAACCTACCCATGAGAACCTTTGAATGTGAGTGCGGTTGCGAATCGAGTGCTCCTTCGTATCGAATTGAGTTGTTTAGAATACCGGGACACGGAGAAGTGGCCTGCATCAAATCGCACAAGGGCTTTCTGTTGGCCCGCATCGCCAAGGCGAACATCCAGAAGGAAAGGCAGGAGCAACTGCGGGCGTTCCTTGTGGCTAATGGATCCCGAGGCTGGTGGCACCGGCTCCGCACTAGCGCACAACTCTACCGACTCTCGCTCCATTGCCACGACAACCTTGCGCTCGCTCGCCAGTCCATGATTATGTTCCTGTTGCCGCGTCGTATTGCCAACAGGCTTGCTTTCTGGCTCGATTTTCGATGATCTCAGTCAAGTGCCAGCATTGCCGTAAGGCGCGGATCGACCATGCGCTTGTAACATGGAAATGCCCAAAGGGCAGAAAGCATGGAGGAAGATTCATTGCGTTTGGGCCGACCAAGTGGACTCCGCGTTCTCCAAAACCCAGAACACGCATCGCGCCAATGTCCGAAAAGCGCACCAAAGAGAACAAGGAGTATTCCACTCTGCGTGCGAATTTCCTGACATCTCATCCCGATTGCGAAGCGTGCAGGATGCTGCATCCGCGGCGGGTAAATCGCGCCAAAAGCACTGATGTCCACCACATGCAAGGCCGAGGGCCGAATCTGAACCGTATTGAGACGTGGGCCGCAGTGTGCCGGAAATGCCACACCGAGATCCACGAGGACATGAAGAACGCTCGCAAGCTGGGCCTCGCCTTGTGACTCCGCGTTACAACCGACCGATCCGCCAATACGGCATCGGCCTCTACTGGTGCCCGAGCGAGAGCAGCGACGACCTCGACTATCTGGTGGATCTCACGGACTCCGATTTCCCGTTTGGGCGTTGCAACTGCCGCCACTTTGAGTGCCGCATTGAACCTTCTCGCGCTGTAAAAAGCATCGCGGCCCTTGCTTGCAAACACATTGCAAGGGTGCAAAAAGAAACCGCCATCGGAACGAATCCCGATGGCGGCGAGCAGCAACAGCCCTGAAATCTTACACCGGAGGTTGAAACTTGATCTTCGGCAGTCGCCGGTACGGTTTGGCGAGGTTCGGTGCCTTGCACCGCGGGCACGTCCACTTGATGCCCTGCCCTTTGTGAAACACCTCGGACATCTCATTGCTGATCGCCATACGGAACCCGCACCGACGCACGCACTGAACCACAGGGTTGTCGCGATTCGGCGGCTGCGTCTCAATGAGGCCCGCCGCCTCCATCGCCAGCCTGCGTTCCCGAGCCAGTTTCACTCCAAGTCCGCCGCGAGGAAGGCTACCGGGCCGCACTGGCATGGATCCGTTTTTTCGGATGGCGTCGAGTTTTGCCTTGCTACGGGAGCGGCCTCCGCGCTTCCCCAGCATTGCCATGACTGCGCGATGTTCTGCGGTGAAGATTGGCTCGGGATCTGGTGGTGTCATGTGTGGAGTAAAGGCGTTTTCGTCCTGATAGTCAAGCAAGAACGTCCCCGATCTGCCTCCGATACTTCCGGCACAACCGCTCCGCAACTGCGGCCTGACGATGCGAAAGCGTGGATTGCCTCGACAGCCCCTTGCCAAATTGGCTGTCGCACTTGTTAAAGCCGCTCCCATCGACCGAGTGAGCGCCGTCGCACATCGCCGCAAGCGTCTGAAGACCCGCGAGTAGTCGGCGGATCTCGTCGGCTGAATAGTCCCGACTAGGCTTCTCCGTGCTTACTGACCTGCGCTCTGGGCGATCATCCTCCGCGTCCTTTGCAATGATCGTCACGGTCTCCACAGGTTCTTGCGCCTCTGCTGCGGTGGTCGGATCATCCAGCGCCTTGTCGGCCACGTCCTGCTTCCTGACCAAAGCCTTCGCCATGATCTGGTCGAGCGACCCCTCCAGAACGATGTGCTGCACCAGCACCGAGTCCCGCTGTCCTATGCGGTGGCACCGATCCTCGGCCTGACTCATGTTCGCGGGCACCCAATCCAGTTCGCAAAACACGACATGCGAGGAGCGCACCAGCGTGATTCCGACGCCCGCGGCCTTCAGGTTCCCCACGAACACGTCCGCGGCCCCGCTCTGGAAGTCGTCCACCGCCGCCTGCTTGTCCTCGTCGGATATGCCGCCGACCAGCGACACCACCCGCCGCCCCTGCTCACGCAGCCCGGCGACCAGCGCGGCCACCACGTCCCGATGATGCGCGAACAGCACGACCGGACCGCTCTCCACCGCATCCGAGACGTGCTCCACCACGTAGGGCACCTTCTCCAAGGCTACCTGATGCCGGATCTCCGCCATCTCGGTGAACATGGCCTGCTGACCCATCCGCAGCTTCTCCACGGCATCCGCATACGCCGCCTTGTTCTCCAGCACCCGAGCGAGTTCCAGCGCGTCGCGGAGCGATTGCATCATGTCCCGATGCCGCTCCTCAATTCCGCGTTCCTTGGAAAGCAGCCCAACATGAGCATCCCCGGAGATTTCGATCACCTGTCTCCGCTTTGCTGGGAGTTCGGTCAGCACGTCGGCCTTCAGCCTGCGGATCATTACCGTCGAGCGCAGCCGCTGCTGCAACTCGTCCAGATTCGTCGCGCCGCTGAAGTCCCACCCAAATCTTCCGCGTTTTGCGCCACAGTAGCGGTTCGCAAAGTGGAAGAAATTCCCGAACGTGTCCTTGTCCAGAAAGCCGAGGATAGGCTGGGCCTCGATGGGCCTGTTCAGGATCGGCGTGCCAGTGAGCACGATTTTGCGTCGGGCCTGCACCGAGGGGCGCTTCTCCTTGCCACCTCCGAGCAGCGCCCGTGTCCGCTGGGCTTTCGGGTTCTTGCAATAGTGGGCCTCGTCCATAATGACCAAATCCCAAACCTCGCCGTGGATGCTCTCCGCGTGTTTGGCGCAGATGTCATAATTCACGATCACGATGTCCACGACCGATCCCGGCCAGAACTTGCCAGCGGCAATGCCGATCCGCAGCTTCCTCGTCAGCCATTTCTCCATTTCCCGCTGCCAATTCAGCTTCAGCGATGCCGGACAGATCACCAGTACGCGCTGAATCTCCTCGTCTGCGTTGATCACGCCGATCCCCTGTATGGTCTTTCCCAGTCCCATCTCGTCCGCGATCAGTGCCGCAGGTCTCGCCATCGCCCACGCAATGCCCGCCCGCTGATAATCCAGATATGCCAGCCCGTCGGGCACCGGGATCACTACGTCGCGCAGTGGCTCCGCGGCCCGACTCTCCGCAATGGTCGCCCGCGCCTCGGTCTGGGCCTCGCCGTCCACGCTCCACCAACAAATCTGCCACTCACCGAGCAGCGACTTGTTCCAGCCGAGTCCCGCCGCCTTCAGCGCCTCCTTTCCTTGCTTCCAGAGCTTTGAGAACGCTTCATTGGGCGGAGCGGTGCGGAGAATCCGCGGCCCCTGCTTCGTGTTTACTTTCTTGGGTTCGGTCCACGCGCAAAGGGTGGAGATGTCGAGGGTCTGGGTCATGTGTTGGGTTGGTTACTGAATGGACTTCTTAAAAAGCGTCGTTCCGCTGCGTCGAGTCTCCGCCGCTCTCTGCTTCCAGCTTCGCCCATTCGGATTCCCGCTCGGTCTGCGCCTGCTGGCTCGCATCGAACGCTGCCATGCTCGCGCTCTGCTCCTCGGTGCGGATCATGCCGCAGCCTCCCGGCCTCAGTTCGTAGCACTGCGCCCGCCCGAACTCCGAACACTCGGGACACTCGGGGCAGATGCAGCGGTTTTCATGGTTCCCGCAGACCTCGCATGGGTAATCCCCCTCGCCCGGTAGCGTACCGCATCCCGGCGGCAGCGACCATCCGAAAAGGCCCATATTACTTCGCTCCTTTCTGGATCATTGCGGGCACGCTGCACTTCGGAGGTTTGCCCTCTGGGCAATGGTTGCCATGTTCGTCTTTCCATCCAGAAAGTTGTTCGATAATCCGGTCGCACACCACGAGTTCGCGCTCCAAGGACTCAAGAACCGGGTCGATCTTGCGCCGAACCGCTTCAGCGGTCGCCTCCGGCGTGGATCGGATGCGAACGGTAAACGGAACGGACTCGGACATATACCAAGAGTCCCCATCCCACATCCCAGCAACACCGCATCCGCAGACAACCTCCTGCGCCATTTCGAGATACAGATTCCGCGCCTTCTCCGACTGCTTTTCGCTTTTGTCCTGCCGCTTCGTGAGGTTCAGGGTCACATCCGTACCGGCAAACGTCTTTCCGATATGAGCGATGCAATGCAGCGTTTTTCCACGCACCCCAACCAACTCCGCGGCCTGCGTTCCCCACGGTTCGAGGTCGGCATCTTTTCCGGTGATCGTCAGATGCGCCTTGTCCCACTGCCACCGCCCGCTGCTCTGCGCCTCCGCCGCCGCCATGATGTCCACAGGAACCGCATCGAGCGGCAGCGCCGCCATCTCCATCGTGCCGCGCAGCGTCATGGTCATGTCAGGCTTGCCGGTTACGGTGAAGCTGTACGCCTTGTCACCTGTGCTGCTGATGCGCGTCTCCTTCCCGGAGAAAATCTGGCTGTAAATAGCGGCGAGTTCCGGGTCGGTCTTGCGCTTCACGGTTCTATCAAAAGACTCTGCGACCGGGCGCGGCAGGGCGGAGTCTCCATCCATCCACGCCCCGTTTCCGGTGCGCGACTTGGAAAGGCGTAAACCGAGGATGGTCTTGACGTATTTTACTTGGTAAGTGCGGTTGATTTTCATTGGATGTTGTTGGTTGCTGCGTTGAAACTAAAGCGGGTTTGGTTGGTTGTCAAATGACTCTTTCCACGACGTATTGCCCCGCGTGCCCCCACGACGGACCGATGCCCGGCACCCGCTCCCCGCACAAGCTCCGCAGCGCGTCCGCGATGGTCTCGGCGTTGAAGTGACTCCACGGGCCGTGCTGGTCGAAGAACGATCCGCGCCACTGCTTCCCGGGATACGTGCAACGGGTCACGATCACGAACTTTTCCGGGTCGCGCCTGCTCCGCATCCGCACCGCTCGCGTCTGCTCGGTGACTTGCGCCAGCACGCGGGCCACCGCCCGCCGCCTGCCCTCGTTCATCTTCCACACGTAGCGCCGGAAATTGCGTTTTGCTTTCATGTGGTGCGCTAGTTGAGGCTGAACAACGCGGCCCCTTCTGGGTATCCTTCGGCTCCGTGCGGGCCGTGGTGGCTGTACCATGTAACGCAAAACACGATCCAGATCGCGCCGGGAACGCTGGGGCCGTGCGGCACCATGTTCACGGATGCTAGGTAGCAGCGGGCATGTATCGGAGGAGAGGCTGGGTGTCTCATCGCTTGAAAAAAATGACCGAAAAAAGGAGCGACAACAGGACAAAAAGCTCGAGCCACATCATGCCTGCGTCCTCCGTGCATCACGTTCGCGAGCGCGTTCATTGCGTTCGTCGATGGCACTCATGCAGAACATGGCAAGCTCCTGAATTTCGTCGTGAATCGCGGTCAGCATCCCCCGGCGTTTCCAGTGCTCGGCCTGTGCCAAACTAATGGCTTCCGCTCCCTGCGGGTAATAGTCGCGACCGTTCGGGAAGCACTCCGCGAGCGCGTCCTGCGCGTCGGTCAATGCGTCGAGGGCATTGCGGTAACCCTCAAGCAGGTCGTCGGGGTTGGTGCCGTTCATGTGTATTGTGGGAAATGTCATTGTTTGGGTTTTCTGTTGGTGTTGGTTCGATGTGGGCGGACTGCCCGCACCGCTTCCGCTCCGGCCACGGGCACCGGAACGGACTCGGGGCGGGTCAGGCCGCTTTTGCTGCTGCTGCTGGCTCCGCGAACTGCTCAAGCTCCGCGCCCGAATACAGCGATTTCTCGGGATAGTCGGGCAGCGCAAGCCACTTTTGCTCTCCGGTCGTGCGGTGCGTGAACATAACGCGCCACCCCGGCGCGTCGTGTTTTCCGCCGCTCAGGCTGCCCACCTCCCACAGATCGGCCACGGATGCGTTGAACTCGGCCGCGATTCGGCGAGCGTCGGCACCCGCGGGCGACTCCAGCCACGGGCGCACGGCGTCGAAGTAACCGCGCCCCGGCTGCGAGACCATCGCCACGGATGCCGAGACCATCGACGGCGTGAAATCGGCAGGCCACAGGATCGCGGCAACGCTTACATCGCAATCCTCCTCCAGCCATTCAAATCCGCGCCCGCCCCAAGGCGTGAACGACGGAAACGCGGCGGCCATCTCTGCGCGGCGGGCAGGGTCGAGCCATAGCCCGCCGTGGCTTGCCGTGGTGACCCAGATCATGCCCGCGCCGTGCGGCTTCGTCGCTATGATGCGCCCCCAAGGACTATCTCGCAACGCGGTGGGACTTTCGATTTCGCGGCTCATCTCACCACCCCCATTTCGCGAAGCTGGGCGACTAATTGCGGCAAGGCGGCGGCAGCGGTGCGGGCCGTCACGGCCTGCGGGAACTGGGCGCGGGCAGCGGCAAGGGCGGACTGCCCCCGCCGCCGGAGACCTTTGGTTTCAAGGTAGAGCGCACCCTTGAGCGCGAGCAGGCAAAACGTGCGGATGGTTTCCGCAGTGTCTGCGACTGTCGCGGCGGCAGGCGCGGCGGCTTCGTGGTGGTGGTGGTCTGTCTGTTGAGGTTGCTGGATCATTTTGTTTTTTTGGTTTTGCTCGGGCCTGAATGGCTCGCGCCTAACGCGCCCCCGACAGCGGGGGCGCGGTGTGGCGCGGGTCGGTCAGATGTTGCGGAAGAAGTGAAGATCCCCGCCGCTCCGGCTCCGGTCGCACCAGTAATCAAAGCGCAATCCGGTCGACCATGAGCTTTTCCAGTCGATCACGATCCAGCTTGGGAGATCTTTGGGAATTGATCCGGTTTCAATCGCGAATTGCTCCGCGAAATCCGCCTCGCTGTCTGCCGTGCCTTGGTACGCTTCGCGAAAGTCGTCAACCGTGACATCGCCGCCCATGTCGTCGGCGTAGATACCGAAAGCGTCCTTGTCGTCGTCGCTCATGTCGAGCCACTCCCAAAAAACGTCGGGCGGGGCGCTGGACTCCTCATACCATGCGCGGGGGAATCCCTCGAACGCCTGATACATAAGCTCGGGGTCGGTTTCGTCCTTGTGCAGTTCCGCGCACGCCTCAAGGAAGGCGTTTCGGTCGGCGTATTGGCTAAGGTCCAGCCATGCGCCCTTGATTGAACCGCTATTATATTTCGCATATGTGCTGACATAAATGCGGTGGTCTGCTGCTGCTGTGCTGTCTGCGGGACTCGTCGCGCCCGCTGCGTTGGTGGTGGTTGTTGGTGCTGTCATAAAATCAAAGGAGGGCGGGCTGGGCGACTGGCTCCAACACGTAGGCGGGGCCGTAGTTCAGGCGGGAAGGGACGCGGCGGAAACCTGTGGCGCAGCGGGGGCACTGGAACTGGTCAACCGGGAGCCTGTGCCCGCCTGCCGTCTCACACCAATCGAGCGCGGGCGAGGACTCGCGGCAGTCGGCGCAGGTGATCGTAAAGAGAGCGTCGAGGTCGGACATATTAGCGGCGGGTTGGGGCGTTGAACCACGCCATTGACTCCCCGAGATACGGCAAGCGTGAGTGGCGGCGGACGTTGCGCCCGAGCCGAACGGCGAGGAGGCGGAGGAGGTGGCGGATGGTGTGCATGGGGGGAACCTAAGCCGTTCCGGTTGGAGCGCAAGGGGAAAGTTACGGGAGGTCAAAAATAAAAGTGAGGCCGAGCAAAGAAAAGGGCTTGCAACCTAAGCGGCTCCGGTCCATATGGAGAGCCATGCACAGCACCACCACAACAACGACGCGGCCCGCGACGCAGGGCACCACCACCCCCCCCCGATACTATCACAACACGTGGAGCGTGCGGGAGGAGATGGAAAACTCCGACCGAGTCATGCACTGCGGCGGCGGCGATCTTTGGATGGATTGCGAAACCGGAGAGATGCTCAGTTTTGAGCAGGCCCGGGCGGTGTATCGCGGCGACTTCCGCCAGCGGCACGCGGACGGCGACCGGACGAGCATCGCGGCGGGGGAGCAATAAACCACTACGACCATGAACACGACCACCACCACCAACACCCCCCGGCAGAGCGAGCCAACACCGGAGGAGCCAGCACCGGAGGCCAATCTGACCCCGGTCGCGGCTCTCGCGATGCTCATCAATAGCGTGCAGGTCTGCAAGAACGTAACCACGCGGGAACACGGTGAACAGGCCGTGCGGGAACTCGACAGCACGATGAAGCAGGCCCGCGCCGTAGTGGCGGCGGAACTGGCGCGGGAAACCGCGACGGCAGACCAGCACGAACGGCAGCGGGACGCTCTGGCCGAGTTGGTGCGAGCGGCGGAAATGTACGCCACCACGGCCCGCCCCAGATTGGGCAAGCTGTGCAAAGAAGCACACGCCGCATTAGCAGAGTGGACACCAAACTGGAACACGCGGATCGGGCAGCCGTGGCGGGTGGTGGTGGAGGTGCGCGGCGGGGCCGTGCAGGACGTGACCGCGCCGAAGGGTGCAGTGGTAGAGGTGCGGGACTGGGACGGCGACTATGAGTGGGAGTCGCCGCGGGTGTGCGTGTGGAATGGATGCGAGGAGGCAGCACGATGACCACCACCGCCACCACCACCGCCGCCGCGTGGATCCTGCGGAAAGGCGACCTTGTCACGCACACGGACGGGCGGACGGGGATGCTCGACCGCAAACTGTCGCCCATGTGCGGCGACGGGAAGTGGAGAGTCCAGACAACCCGACAACGGACATCGCAGGACTTCCGCACCGGGGCACTGACCGAATACACCGCGAGCGTGACCGAGACATGGCAGGAGAGCGAGATGACACCGAGCGAAAGGGAGGGCAGGCCGTGAAGACGTGCGACAACTGCGGCGAGACCGCGACCGCGACAACCGACGACTCGACCTTGATCACGCTCGGGAACGGAAGGGAATGGGCATTCCGGTGGGGGAGTGACTGCACCTGCGGCAAAAGGCGAGCAGCGCAACGGGCAGCGGCTGCAACCGCGCAGGCATGGGGGCCGCACACACCGGGGCCGTGGAGAGCGAAGGACACGCGGGTGATGACCAGCGAAGGGAACCACGTCGCGGACTGCGACACTAGCCGCGTGATACCCGACGAGGAGAGACACGGAAACGCCCGCCTGATCGCAGCCGCGCCCCAGTTGCTCGCCGCACTGGAAGCAATCAACGAGGCGGGCCGCATGAGCAACCACCCACGAGCAAGATACTGTGCGGAGATCGCGGAGGACGCCCTTGAGGCATTGAACAGCGGAGACGAGTAACAGAACCAGCAGAGCAGAGCAGGCCCGGCTACCGCATCCAGACGGAGCCGGGCTTTGCCACGCCTGGACCAAAGCAGCCTTGGCCGGCGGTGTCGGTGGAATCAAATCCCGGTTGACAAGAAGCGGCAGGACTGGTAGCACGGCCCCCCATGAACAACACCGAGCAGCTAGACGCCGAAGAATACACGCCACCGACCCAGCCACAACAGCGACTGCACGAGCAGATCGAGCAAGAGCGGCAGCGGGTGACGTGGGAAGCCGTGCCGAGACCCGGGAGCAACGGAACGGTGACGGAGCAGGACAGCACGGTGACGGGGACCAGCAACGAAAGCGAGCGGGGAGGCCCAGAATGGCCGGGGTATCTGCCCCCCGATGCGGTGCGATACCTCGCGGTGCTCTCGGTTGTGCCCGTGGAGCGGCTGGCCCGGAGCCGTAGCGGAACCACGAAGGCGCAGCTGCAACGATGGCGGCGGTGGGAGTGGTTCAGGAACGAGGAGGAAGCGGCAGCGAAGGAGGCGGCGGATCTGTTGCTCGCGGATGCGTGGAGCGCGGCCACGGAAGGCAGGCTGCAGCCAGTCTATCAGATGGGGATGCTCGTAGGCTATAAACGGGAATACTCGGAGAAGTTGCACGAACTGTTGATCCGTGGACTGATGAAGGAGCGATTCGGCAGCGCAGGCGCAGCGCAGACGACGCACAACACGGTCGTGCTCGCCTCGCCCGAGGCCGTAGCCGACGCCGTACGGAGACTGTCGCCCACGTCAAGCTCGACGCTTGCACATACACGTAGCTTGCCCGAGGTGTGACGAAGTCGGACGCAGGCAGGCGGGCGCGGCTCGGGCGCGGGCGGCGCGGGCGGCGGCGCGGCACCGCGGGCGCGGCGGCGCACCCGCCCACGGCCCGGCGGGGCAGTAACAGTACGCCCCACATCCTGCTACCGGCTTCCGTTGCCGTTGCTTTGCTCCGTTACCGTTGCCGTTGCCGTTGCTTTGCTCCGTTGCTTTGAATCCTCCCCTCCCCTCTACTCCTCGGATACGCTACGCTCCTTGGACGTTCCAAGGACGTTCCAAGGACGTTGGGCTGTTGCTATTTGGCAACAGTTTTGCTGCCTAGGCGTTAGTTAATTTCCTTTGTTTTTCTTTGTTTAGCTTTGTTTTTTTGCGGCACCTGCATGGAGTCTTGCTTTGGTTGCCGGTTTGCAGCGTCTATGCGCTCGCCAAGGATTTGGGAGTATGTGGTCATAACCGCGTGCTGGCGGTTGAGCCTGCTTCGTTCTTCGTGCGGTATGGTGCCGAAGGTGGCGGTCAAAGCAAATGCACTTAAAAAGCTCAATTTTGAGTCGAGGTCGTTTTTCTCGTCGATAACGTGCTGAAGTATGGCTGTGTATATGGTGTTCAATTTTGTTTTCATTTCTACGACGGATCAGAAACGCTGTGCAGCATCGCCTTTAGCTCGCGGATTTCCATTCGCGCTATATCAGCTAGGCTGGCCTGATAATCCATTTCGTTCTGGCACCTAACTGCCCAGCCTCGGACAAACTCTCGGTCAGTTTTGATTTCTTCAATTTGGCGCTTTAGGTCTGCGATGATTCGGTCGCGAGTCTCGACCATGCGGCGGGAGGCGTCGAGCGTGTCGCGGGTGCAGGCGCACATCCGCGGTGACTCACTTTCGCTGTGGTCAGGGCAGGTGGCGCTCATTGTGTTTTATGGTTCATCGTTGTTCCATTTTTTTAACCGCTCAAACTCTGCATCGGTCATCAGCCGTTTTACAAGTTGATCCGCAAAGTCGCCGCTTGCGCTTGATGCGTTGGGGCCGATTGCTTGCACGGCTCGTTGCGTTTTGCGGAGAATGATTCGGTTTTGTTCCGTCACGTTCCTCAACATTTCCCTAGCGATGTATCCGTAATGCCTCAAAGATTTGTGCTTTTTGGTCTGCCCAAAGTACGCGACCGCTGCTTGAACCGAGCGGATCTGGTCCGTTCATGCTCGCGGCAATCCGGGCAGCGACTGGATTCGGGTGATGATTTGCGACACCGTTGGCAAAGCCCCAGCTTCCGAAGCTGCCGATTGGCAAGCGCCTGCCTAGTAATAGCCTTCGTAAAACAGGTCATGGGTGTTTTTTTTAGGCTCGTTAGGCAAACGCGTCGAACGATAATTCCGGTCAAGGCCGGTACCTGCTTTGGCTTCGCGGGCAAGAACCGTTGGTTTTGCAAAAACGCGCATTGTTTCGTTACCTGTTGATACTGCAAACCAGATCCTCGTGTTAAGATCCGCAATGTGGCATGGGTTTTTTCGGCATTGATAGAGATTAAGGTGCGTTCTTGGCAAGCCGCCGCAAAGAGAGCATGGATACATAAATCATGGCACTGGAACAAATTTTTCTTGGGCCACAAAATGCGCCTTGTTGGTCTCACGGTCGATCCGGTAGATCGCGTAGTAGAGCAGGATGTTGGTGTTGATCCACTCATAACCCAGCCTAAAACGCACCGGCCCGAAGCTGGGTTTGCGAATGTTGCAGCTTGGCAAATTGGCAAAAGATTCCCCCTCCCCGTCATTGGGTCCGCCGATGTATTCGATGATGGTTGGCGTGTTTATATTTTTTTGTTTCTGTTGAGGTTTCGCTTGTTGTGTTTTGTTTTGCACAACTCGCAACGGTAATTACGTCCGCTATAGCAGCGGCACATTGCACACAAACCCAAGAATCTATTTTGTTTTTGCCACCGAAGTTGCCGGGACTGGGAGACCTTGGCTTTATTTTGGATCATGAGTTGCTACGGCAGCGGACTCAATGGCTATGATGTCGCTGAGACGGTATCTCAGCATCCGCTCATTGAACTTTATGGGTA